TCCACCCTATGCCCCAAAGTAAGGCATGCGATAAATTTAAGCCATGCCTTACTTTTTTGTTGACACAACAGTTAGTCATGCCTTACTATTCACCCATCGCAGCAAAACACACGCCGCACCGATCTTTAACAAGCTGATTGCAATGCACGCCCCGGCCAACAGCCGAAAAGCGAGGGCGATCCGCGAACGAACGCAGCGGAAACAAACAAAGCGCGGAAAAAGCCGGAATGGGTACGAACCCTGCAAGTACGGTGGCTCACAAGCAACGCCTATTTGCTGATGGCGTCGGTAATCAGCATCACCCCGATGTAAAGCATCGGGCAAGGATCACGGTCGGTCACCTTGTAAATCATGTCACCCGACGCCGGACGCGACGTAACCGGCAAGCCCTTGGCAACAGGGGCAACACAGAAGCGGAATGCGCAGGCTGATGCGCCAGGGAGCATAGGCAACTCAAACGCTCCGTAATCCCGAGTTGCAAGCCGGAGATCAGCACCGGCCCGCTTCTGTGTTGTAAGGGTTGGGGGATCCCGGCCGCAACAGCCCGTAGTCGTGGCCGGGCAAAGCGCCACGATGACAAATGAACGGAAAGACGTTCGCGGGAACTGGTAACAGCCGCTGGTACTGACGAGATTCAGCGCCCCGTGAAAGTCGGGGCAAGAACAAAAGCGACATAGCTCGTAAGGACATATCCTCCCTTACATACCGCAGCCACCAGCGCGAAAGCGTAGCCGGATGGTGGCCCGCTCGCAGCGGATAGACGGTTTCGGGTTCCAGTGCTAACCCTCAACGCATGCGCCGGCTTCGCCCCGGAGCCGTCTATCCGCTGTAAGCCATTACAGCAAATCTCCTTCCCTGTTGGTTTCGCCCCGCCATGTGCGGGGCTTCTTTTTCTGTGGAGTGACCATGAGCAAAGAACAAGAGCTGATTGTTGACGGCACGCTGGAAGACGTTGGCGTGGCCATCGACGTCAAATACCGCATCCGCTTTGACTACCAGCCGGCAGAGAAGGAAACGCGATTTTATCCGGGCTGCGACGAATCGTTTTCGATCAACAGCGTAGCAATGCAGATGCGCGCCGGCACCTGGGTCGATCTGACCAGCGCGGAATACGACAACGGCGACATGATCCAGCACATCAAGGATGCACGAGAGCAGGCCCGGCGCGACGATGCGTTTGACCGCTATTTCAACAACAGGGAGGCAGCATGAAATGGCGCGTCGATTTCCCGTCACGAATCAAGGGCAAGCCGTGGCTTGCTTATGACGTGGTTGCGGACACATCTGAGCAGGCCAAAGCAGCTGCATTTAGCTTGCTGGCACGCGACGGCGAACACACACACCACTACCGCCAGCCGAAGGCGGTACAACTGAGGGAGCAGGCAGCATGATCAAGTTAATCAAATTCCAAATCCAGCGCGTCATCCTGAAAGCCAAAATGCGCAGCGTGTGCATGGAAATCGAGGCCGCAGAAATGCGGATCGCACAGGACAAGCTGATGATCGATAACCTGTGGCGCTACCGCGCAGAGCTGCAGTCTGAATCGTTCTGGCTGGAAAAGAACAACCTTGAACTGAAACGGATGGCGGTATGAGCAATCTCATAATCAATCAGGCTGCCAAGCTAGGCGAGGCTTTCGGCATGGGGGCGGATGGCCAGGAGCTAATCCAGGTGCTTAAAGCTACCGCCTTTAAGGGTCCCGTTACTGATGCACAGATGGCAGCTCTTATGGTTGTCGCTAATCAGTACAAACTGAATCCATTTACTCGCGAGCTATTTGCCTTCCCTGACAAAAATAACGGCATTGTGCCGGTTGTTGGCGTGGACGGCTGGGCGCGGATCATCAATGAGCATCCTCAATTTGACGGAATGGACTTTGATCAAAACGGCGAAAGCTGCACCTGCATCATCTACCGCAAAGACCGCAGCCGGCCGGTAAAAGTTACCGAGTGGATGGACGAATGCAAGCGCAACACAGGGCCGTGGCAAAGCCATCCAAAGCGCATGCTGCGCCACAAGGCAATGATCCAATGCGCCCGTCTGGCGTTCGGCTATGCCGGCATATACGACCAAGACGAAGCCGAGCGCATCGTCGAAAAAGATATCACGCCGACCACGGCAATCGGCAAGCAGGCCGCAGCCGGGAACGCCGATAGCGAACGACGCGGCGAACTGGTGGCAGAGGCAAAACTGATTGCAGAGAAAGGCGACGTAGACACCCTACGCGCCCACTTCAAGGCGCTGAGCCGCGAAGATCGCGCAATCATCGGAACCGACATCATGTCGCAGCTCGGCGAGGTTGCCGCAGCCGCAGCTAAGCCTGTAGTGCTGGATGGCGAGTTTCAGGAGGTAGGCGAATATGACAATGATCCAGCGTTCTGAGGATTGGTTTGCTGCCCGATGTGGCCGCGTTACAGCAAGCCGGGTCGCGGACCTGATGGCCAAAACAAAAACAGGCTACAGCGCAAGCCGGCAAAACTACATGGCGCAACTGATCTGCGAGCGACTGACCGGCAAACCAGCGGAATCATTCAACAGTGCGGCCATGCAGCGCGGAACAGATAAAGAGCCGGAAGCCAGAGCAATCTACATGCTGGAATCTGGCGAGATTGTCGAAGAGTGCGGACTGGTTATCCATCCTGACATGCCAGACTTCGGCGCATCCCCTGATGGACTTATAGGCGTTGATGGGCTGATGGAAATCAAATGCCCGAATACATGGACGCACCTGGAAACGCTGAAAACCGGAAAGCCGAAAAGCGAATACTTAACGCAGATGCAGGCGCAAATGGCATGCACCGGGCGCAAGTGGTGCGATTTCGTCAGCTTCGATGACCGTCTGCCGGAAGATATCGCCTATTTCTGCACACGCATTCACCGTGACGAGTTGTTTATAGGGTCGATGCTGGCTGAAATTGCGATTTTCCTTAGTGAGATGCAGTCAGAGCTAGACCAGATCAACATGAGGCGCGCGGCATGACCCACCTGGACCGGCGCCGCAACAACTTCCAGCGCCAGCTGGTAAGCATCGCGCATCGTCACAAACACCACATCGGGCCGTATCACGCGGCCCGTTTTTTATGCGCCAACAGCGTGCCGATCAAGGTTGCGCTGCGGGTGATTGTTGGGAGAACAACAGCATGACCAGAGAAATCGACAACGCCCTACTGCTGCACGGCGGAGAGGATGAAATCTCTATCCCCGGCGCTGCGCTGCAGCGGATCATTGACGACGCGCTGACGCCAGACTGTGGCGACCTGATCAGCCAGTTGCGGATGCAGAACGAGGCGCTGGAAGAGCACAACGCTAATCAAGCTCGCGAAATAGACAATCTGAAGTTCGAGATTCGCGAACTGCGCGAGCGTCTTGCTGGAAGGGTTTACGAATGAGCGAATATCACAGCTTTATCCGTGGTAAACATACCGCCGTCAGCAAATCAGGATTTGAGCCACGCAACCTGAGCGACGGCCTTTTCGACTACCAGAAGCACTGCGTTGAATTTGCCGTTCGCGCAGGCCGGTCTGCGATGTTTCTCGATACTGGACTAGGCAAAACATTCTGCCAGCTCGAATTTGCGCGCGAAGTCGTAGAGCACACCAATCAGCCGGTGCTTGTTTTGACCCCGCTGGCAGTGGCCGCGCAGACAGCACGCGAAGCCGCCAAATTTGGCATCGATGCAAAAGTGATTCGTGACGATGCGGACGTGTTCAACGGCGTCAACATCATCAACTATGACCGGATCGATAAGCTGGACGTGTCGCAATTCTCCGGCGTGATTCTGGACGAATCATCGATCCTTAAAAACTTCAGCGGACGCACGCGCAATCATCTGGTCAATGCGTTTCGCGATACGCCGTATCGGCTGGCATGCACCGCTACGCCAAGCCCTAACGATCATACCGAGCTGGGCAACCATAGCGAGTTTCTCAGCGTGCTGAATCACTCGGATATGCTGCCGCGATGGTTCATCAACGACACCAAGAACACTGGCGACTGGCGGCTAAAAGGCCATGCGGTTAAACCGTTCTGGGATTGGGTGGCAAGCTGGGCGCGTTGCGTTTCGCAACCGTCTGACTTGGGGTTTTCTGACTTCGGCCATGTGCTGCCG